CCCCAGATTGTTGTATGTTCTTTATACTTCATGATTTTAGTGTTAAGCATAACAAAATGCTGACTTGTAAAGTTTTTTCCCATAGAAGGGATCAAGCCAGCAGCTTTCACACAACGCTTCCAATAGTCATAGCCCCTAAGACTAATCCGGAATGCGACATCATCTCCATTAATAAGAATGGAAGAGTCATCTAACCCCAAGGCCATAGATAGGGGAAGAAGCGCACGATCATGAAGATCTTTTTCTAAGGCGTATCTGGTAACCGCGGCATTGACAATACAGAGAATCGGGAAAGAAGTGGGCGAACCCATCAACTGACCCCATTTCTGGGGGAGAATCTCAAAACCCTTACGGAATGCATGGGAGACTAGGGTTCGTTCGAATCTTTCAATCCAATCTACATCCCAATCTCCATTCAAACCGATTTGTCTGCAAGCGGCTATAGAGAGGAAAGGATTTAGATTATCAGTGGCGGCCTTGAAATCGCCACTAACAAATACCTCTCCCTCTTCCAGAACACCAATTTTATCCATACAATTCTGTTCATCAAACGTCTTTCCAATCAATTGGAACGTTGGTGACTTTCTTAAATGGCTGTGAACGGACTTTTGAATATACTTGGAAAGATAATATTCACCTTCAGGACCGCAAGTAATAACGCGGACCTTAAATGGCTCCTTTAGGCCAATAGGTTTAACAAGTAATTCGTCCCCAACACCATTGATTTCCTTCAACTCCTCTTCCCACTCCAGTTGAGCATTCAAGAGACGATTAAACCGTAATCGGTTCATCTCTGGAATTCTTAAAACTCCTTCCTCTTCACAACACTCCTCGTCATTATCCTTGGCACAAGATGGTAAGTCTCGTCTAGGATTCTTCTGCGGGCCCTCATACACAAATGTACGAGTTTTCGGCGGACGATAAAAGTATGTGATAGGAAGTGGCTCAAATTTCTGGACTGGGATATCAGGATCAGGCTTGCTGGTAAATCGGTCTGTCGTAACACCGAGAATGGCACCTAAGGCACCACGTTCATCTCTCCTTGTATTTAAATGGGCGGAGACAGAGGGAACTTGAAATGTAAGTTCTCCTTTGCACCACCCTTCAGGAAAGATCTCATGAACGGTCCTTTGGAC